GAACAGCGTCGGTCGCTGGGCGGGACATGCCCAACTGCTGCAACGCCTTCGTCTGCGCCATGTAGTCGGTGACTTTTTGGGTCACGCCGCGCACGGCATTGCCGACGACAGGGGCCAGCGTACCAAGAGCGCCACCAATGGCCGCTCCAGCCGGAACTGCCGCCGCACGCTCACCAAAGCCGCCCTCGGCGTTCAGGAAGGCATCAGCACCCCCGATCCCCGCGCCGGCAGCGGCGCCGCCCGCCACCGCGCCCATGCGCGGCAGGTTCATAAGGCTGCCGATGGCGGGGCCTGCAGCCAGGCCGGATCCGATGCCGCCGGCAAGCTGGTATCCGGCGCTGGTCCATGGGGCCAATTCGTCGAATCCGCGATTGCGCGCTCGCTGGTAGTCGAGAGCCTTCTCGTAAGACTGCCCCTGATCGGACAGGCCCATGGCGGACAAAGGCGAGTTCAGGAACGAGTTGACTTCATCGGCCGATGACCCGACCAGCGGGACGCCGCGCGCAATGGCTCGCGCACGATCGTCGATCGCGAGATAGGTCGGGCTGTCGGCGCGCTCCCGCGTCACATAGGCCTCAGCCATTTTCTTCTGCTCGGCGCGCGCGGCGTCGTAGGCTGCCTGATCCTCAGTGCTGCGCCCGGGCGCGATCAGGTCCGACACGCCCTTCGGCTGATCAAGCCGGCCCTGAGCCTCCCGGGCGCGCGCCTGCGCGAAGTCATAGGCCGTCGAGATGTCCTCAGGCCTCATCTGCGCCCGGGTGTCACCGGCCCGACGCGCCACCAGTTCGTCGCCCGAGTCGACCGGCGCGGCTTTGGCGCGGCGCTCGTTGTAGAGGCCGAGCAGTTCCGTATCGGACAGCTTCGACAGGTCGCGCGTCTGCCGCTGCTGGTACAGTTGCAGCAGCACGTCGTCGGGCACCTTGGTCAGGTCGGTCACTTGAGCAGCCCCCTACGGCGCAGTTCTGCTTCGACCGGGTCGGCCCCGCTCTGCACGGTCGGGGCGACGGGTCCGCCGCCCGGGTTCGCGGTCGGAGCGCCGCCGGTCACGGGTCCAAGCTGCGCGTCGGTGAACTTCTGGAACGGGTTCGGCAGCGCCTGCAGCGCGGCGTTGCCCTGCTTGAGCGTCATCTCGCCGTTCTGGACCTTGGCGGCGATCTGGCCCCGCAGGACGCGATCCTGCGCGACGGCGTCGAGCGTGTCGATGATGAGGGCGTTGCCTTCTTTCGTGTTCGAGAGCTGCGGAAGCGACTGCTGGAACAGCGCCAAGTCGCGATCCGAGGTCGTGCCGGATCCCGCGATGCGCTGCATGGGAGTCAGGCGCGCAAGAACAGCCTGCGCGTATTCCATGTTGCCGGCGCTGTCGCCGAGCTTGATGCCCCAGCGGGACGCGACAGCCTGCGCGCCGCCCATGAACCCGCCAGGGGTCTTGGCGAGCGACTGCCGCAAAACTTGCAACTGACCGATATCGCGCTGAGCCGCTGGCAGATCGGCCGCCATCTCGGTATATGCCTTGGCCTGCCCCTCGGCCGTCGTCTTGGCGAACGCCTCGCCGGCCAGATCCTTCCCCGGCACCGAAACGAGTGGCTTCGGCGGCCCGCCGGCCTGCGGCATCGCCGTATTGCCCGGCATCGGCGGCAACGCGGGCTGTCCACCACCCCCGCCGGCCATGCCCGGCATATTGGGCGAGGGAGGCGCACCCATGGCCGAGGCACCACCGCCACCACTGCCCGTCAGATCGGAACGGCGATAGATCGTCGAGCCAGGTTCGACCGGCACGAGGCCCTCGTTGTACTGTCGCTCGGCAAGCCCGTAGCGCTTCTGCTCGAGGTCCGCGCCCTGCTTCTGCAGGCCGTAGCTGCGGTCAGCGTTCTGCTGTTCCTGCTGCATCCGCTTCAAGGTCAGCGCGGCATCGGTGCCGGCGGCCGACAGCCTCGATGCGGTCGCCTCGTCATAGCCGTTGGCGAGCAGCAGCGCCTTCGTGGCGGCCTCGCGCCGCGCCTTGTCGGCACGATCCTCGGCATCCTTGGACTTCTGTCTGTCGCTGGCCTGTCCGAGCATCATGCCGGAAAGGGCATTCTGCATGCTCTGCTGCCGATTCCCCGACATCAGGCCCAGGCCGAAGCCGAGCAGGGCATTCGAGTTGTTGCCCAGCACGCTCGACAATGCCATGCCGTTCGGCAGCGAGCCGCCAAGAAGCCCGGTGTTGGCCTGGCCGGCAACGTAATCGCTGCCGATGCCGCCCGCCGCCGGAGGCTGCCCGCCCGTGAAGAAGTCCAGTAGGCCCGCCATGGGTCACCTCACCTGAAAGCGCCAAGAAGCGCGCCGCCGACCGGGAGCGCCCAACCAAGGGGGCCGAGAGCCGCAGTGCCGCCAAGCATGCCAAGCAGGCCCGCGCCCGCGGCACCGCCGCCGATCGTGGTTGCCAGCGTCGAGGCGCCCGGCTGCGTCGTGGTCGAGCTCTGCCCGAGCGCGCCCGTGCCCTGCAGGATGCTGTTGTAGGCGTTGAGCTGCTGATAGGGCAGTTGCTGGTACGAGTTCCAGCGGTTGATGGCGTCCTGCAAGGCCTGGTTGGTCTTGTTTTCGTACTGGCCGCCGACCGTCATCAGCGCATTCGCGTCGTTGTAGCGCGCCTGATCGAGCGTCGGCGCCAGCGAGGCCGACTGCAACGCGCGCTGAAGGCCCTGATTGTAGAGCCCTGCCTCGGTGTTGGAGGCGTTCAACTGGTTCGTGATATTGGCGCCCTGCACGCCGGATAGGCCCTGCGCGGCGGACAGGCCCATGCCAAGAAGGCCTTGGTTCGCGCTGTCGATCTGGCCGGAGGCCTGCAACTGGCGCGACCGCTCCGCATCATAGTTCGATTGGAGCGCCTGCCGGTAGTAGTCCCCGAGCGCATTGGCAGTGCCCTGCGCGGCAAGCCCGGACCCGTACCGCCCGGCCCCTGCCGCTGCCGTGCCGGACCTCATCTGAATGTCCTGAGCGCCCCGCTGCAGAGCGTCCATCAGGTAGGGGGAGCCCCCAAGGTATCCGCCGGCCGCCGTCGTCGCGAGGTTCTGCGAGGCGTTCGTGGGCTGCTGCGCCTGACCGTAGAGGTTCTGATAGTTCTGCGTCCCGATGGCGTTCTGTCCGCTCGAAATCTGCCCGAGCGGCGCCATGGAGCCCAACAGACCGGACGACATGCCGCCATCGGTCAGCGACCCGGACAGGTACGAGTTTGCCGCCCCGATCGTCGGGGATCCCGCGGAGGCAAGGTCTTCGGTCTTCTGTAGGCCGGCAAGCGACTGGTTCGAGAACGGGACATAGGTCGGATCGGGGAAGGGCTGATAACCGATGTTCTGCGAATAGAGATTGGCCGCCGCATTGTTGGCGTTCTTCATCTCGTCCGCATTCCACGGCTTGCTGTTCTGTGTGACCGTTTGGGTCGACCCCTTCCCGCTCATCGTCCAACCTCTCGTGTCAGCACCACATGCCGCGCCGCGTAGCGTCCGCGCGTCATCCGCTCCCAGCCACGCCGCCCGGTCAGGACGATGTGTTGAGCACCGTATTCCTGTGCGATCTTCTCGATTTCATCGTCTGCCAGGCGCCACCACTTGGCCGCCTCGGCGCCGCAAATGAACGGCATCTCGACGCACCGTCCCCGGATGCTGTCGTAGATGTGGACGGCATAGATCGCGACCACGCGCGGCCCGTCGACCACAGCCCACAGCGTCCAGTTGCCCGAGGCGACGTTTTCCAAAACCTCGGAGACGGTGTGCATGCCGTGTTTCGACGCGGCCCATTTCTCGATCAGCGGCATGGCGAGATGGAGCGTTTCGGGCTCGACCTCGTAAATCTTCATGCGATGATGTCGCCTGCCACGATGATGTAGGAGAATTTCCGATCCGTGCTGACCGCGTTGGCATGGGTCAGCGTGAACGACCGGAAAGCGCGAGCACTGACATAGGTCGTCGCCAGAGCCCCCGCCGCAGTTGCCGACAGAGGCGACAGAAACACATGGTTCTGTGACGACATGGCGAGATTGGTCGTCGTCGTCGTCGTGGCGCCGGCTGTGAGCGTGACCTCGCCCACGCTGACGACCCGATTTTTGTCGACGCGCTTGTCAAGGCTGTCCTTGAACATCAGTACCAGCCCTCGGCTCCGGCTTCGGCCTCAAATCCCACTGCCTTCGTCCAGGTGGTTCCAGCCGGGATGCGCAGCCGCAGCCGGTGGTGCCGGCCTGAGGCCGTGAAATGGCAATAGCCCGTGCCTGACGATGGTGTCCGCTCGGTCCGCCAAGTGTCGTCATCGACCGTTTTGGCCCGCGTCGCGACATTGATCCGCGCTGCCGACGTGTCCATGGACCGGTTCGGCGCATTGAAGCTCAGGAGCGCGCTTTCGACGGTCGCTTCCAGCGTGTCGCCCGTGAACGTCCCGAGCTTCAGGTCATCCCCAAATCCGCCGACAACCGGCCGCCCGCCCTGCCAATACGGGCTGTCGAAGGAATACGGAACATCCTCCAGCGCCATCGTGGCAAGCGGGGCATCGTCGATCGAGATGTCGTCAGGCGCCACCGGGCCGATATAGGTGACGTTCTGTTCTATGGTCGACCACCGATCGAGGACGTAGTGGTAGCACAGCAGTTTGTCGCGGACGGTCACATCGGACTGCGAAGATGACGGATAGGCCCAATAGACGCGCTGGGTGACCGGGTCTGCATAGCCCTGCACGTAAGGGACGCCGCTGACGGCGATGTCTCCGAAAAACGTCCGGTTGACCCGCTCCGCGCCGATCGGCATCAGCGAGCCCCCGGACTCCATCCAGAAGCCATCCTCCGCGAGCCAAAACACGCGGCTGTTGGTTCGCGCGATCGAGGCGACAGCCGAGGTCCCCGAATTTTCGACGATGCGGCTGAACTCGAAGACGTAGGCGGACCCGGGCGCGAAGACCATCCGCCGAATGGAATTCTCCTGAAAGACAAGGCCGTATTCCGCCCCCGTGATGCCGGTGACCAGCCCCCCATCGGGGAACTCCTGCATGTCGCTGCCGAGCGTGGTCACCCGCCACTCGTTGGCGTCACCGATGCCGGACCACATCACCGAAGTCGGATAGTCGGTCAGCCCGGCCAACACCAGGAACTCGTTGATGACCGTGATATACTTGGCCCTCGGGGGAGCCGTGCCGCCATTGCCGGCCACAGCGGCGAACCCGCTAGCGAGGTCGGTCAGGTCGATGACCTGCACGGCATTGTTGGCGCCGGAGACCGCATAGACGTAGTTGCCATATTGAGCGAAGCGCCAGCCCGACGCCTCGGCCGTCGCGTAACCGCCCGTATAGCTACGATCCGTCCACGCGCCTGACGCATAGGTGTAAATCCGGTCGTTCGAACCATCGTTCGCCGCGGCGAACATGATGAACGTGCCATCCGACTTTTGCGCAAGGAACATGCCAAGCGGAGACCCAGCCAGAGCGGCCGTGCCGCTGAACGGTGTCAGCGCGCGGGCCGGGAGATAGCAGTTCGATCCCGGGATGACGTTGCGCGCGACCGTGGCAATTCCTGCGTCCAGATCGGCCTTGTCGGGCTCGTAGGGGGCAAGCGGGACGCGAGCCATCAGAACGGCGTCGACCTGACGATGCCGGTGCCGACGCGCAGGGCGGTTTCAAGCCCGAGATCGGTCAGGGCATTCGCGATGGCACCCGAGTTCTCGTCACCCATCATGGCAGCAAGGTCCGGGTCCCGCAGCTTGTGGATTGCCAAATAGGCCTTTGCCGTCGAGCGGATCAGTTCGTAAGCCTCGGTCATCCACGGATTATCCGTCTCGCCGTCAGAGGCCGGCGCGGCGATCTTGAGCAGGCCGATGACGCGGATCGTCCACACGTCCGTTGGGACCGGATAAAGCCAGATTTCCCGGTTGTAGTAGCTGAATTCGTAGGGCTGTCCGCCGATGGCCGACCCGTCAAACAGCGGTTCCATGTCCAGGAAATCGCGCCGCTTCAGCGTGTAGCGCTGCGCCGATACCGTGATATGCGCCTGATCGATGCGCACAAACTGCGGGATGTCGGCGTCGTCGGCCGTGCCATAGTTCGGTTGGCTGGCGACGGTGTCGAACGTGGTCGAGCGCCTCTCATTGAAGTAGAATCGCGAATTCTGCCACTTGCCGATCGCCGTGTTGATGGCAGCGGCAATCTCGGTATCGAGCGAGCCGTCTTCGCGGTCGAGGTCGCTTTGCAGCGTGGTTTTCAGCGCGCCCAGCGTGGTCACTTCGGTTTCCTCGGCTTACCCTTGGGCCACCCGCCCTTGCGTGGGACGATCTCAGCCGGCAGCGCCGCGACCATCTCTGGCACGCGCGCAGGCGGCTCCGGCTTCGGCTCATCGCCGAAGTCCATCAGGCTCCAATCCGTGTCCATGATCAATCCTTGCAGGTCGGGACGAAGCGTCGCGCCTCAACGTAGGGAAGCACCAATCGCCGTTCCGTCAGGCCGCCTTGGGCCATGATCCAGTTTCGCAGCGCGACCGGGTATTGCGTCATCACCCATGCCGAAGCCCGCGGGAACGTGCTCCCATCCCGGTGCGTCATGTGATGGAACCAAAGCGTTGCCCGCGGCGTGATGCAGGCTTTCGGAACTCCGAGATAGATAGTACAGGCCGACCCGCACATCCCATCGATGCGCACGACCTGGCCGAGGCGCGCAGCTTGCGCTGCCCGGTCATGGTAAGGGGCGATCTGCCCCCCGTTGTCTTGAGTGATGACGATGGCATCCATTCGCCCGAGACTAGTCGGGCAAAACCTCCAGATCAACGGTGATGGTCTCTCCGCTGGTCGGGGTGTAGGCCGCGCGGGCTTCCAGCAGGCCGAACAGCTTGACCGCCGTCGTCGGCAGGTCGAAGTTGATCTCGACGCCGGCGGAAGGGGTGCCGATCACTTTGGCGCCGTCCGAAAAAATGTTGGTCATCGCGCTCATGTCGAGGTCGATATAGCCGGCCCAGCCCGCCACGCCGGCAAGGCTCAGCGCCGCATTGTCGCCGGCCGCCGTCGTCGGGCTGGCCGTGAACAGGTGCAGACGGAACGACGCATTGGTGACGGTCGTGCCCGACTTGGTCAGGCGCGCACGGCGCACCATGCCGGACCCGCCCATGTCGGACGTGACGGGCCACGAGAGCGGAACGACGCTGCCGGCCGTGGTCGAGTTCGCGACCGCATCGCCCGAGGCATAAGCCGTCGTGTCAGCGGGGCGCGTGAAGCTGTAGGAGACAGTCCGAGTATAGTCGCCCACGCAAGGCATGGCGCATTCTCCAATGGTTGCGAGGGAGTGGAGCGGCCCGTAGGCCGCTCCGTCAGGCCTGCTTCTTGACCACCAGGAACGCCAAGATGAACGTTCCGTTGAAGGCCGCCGAGGCATGCCGGTTCGTGAGCGTGATCGTCGCCGTTCCAGACCCCGGGACCGACTTGATTTCGAGCGTGCCGGTGGTCGACGTGCCGCCGTTCTGATGAACGAACAGCATGTCTGTCGACGCGATGAACGAGTTCGTCAGCGTGATTGCCTGAGACGATCCGGCCGCCGTGGTCAGGCTTTCGGTCGTGATCACGCCTGCCGCCGCATTGATCGTGACGGCATTGGTCGAGCAGGTGCCCGTGCCGTTCTTCAGGTCGAGACGTTCGGCCTGAAGGTTCTGGTCCTTGAACTGAGAGACCGTACCGGTCGCCATGGTCTATCCTCCAATATGGAGGGGCGGCCCGAAGACCGCCCCATGGCTCAGCCGACGCGCGCCAGATACTCGACGAAGACGGTGGCGGCGCCAGTCGTCATGTCGGAGTTCTGACCCGCATACTTGGCATAGATGGTCGTGTCCGCGGTCGGGATCGCGAACGTCCCAAGCACGGTACCCGACACCACACCGGTCGATGCCAGCGTGATGCCCGAAGACACGAGCTCGTTCGCCGTGGTGGTCGAGCCGAACGTCAGGAGGTCGGTGCCCGAGTCGTTGAACGCGGTTCCGACCACTGCGCCGGCTCGCAGCACGACAGCGCCGGCCGGGATGGTCCCGACCAGCTTCGCCGTGCCGTTGTCGCTGTAGGCGATGGAGCGGCTGATCTGATGCACGACCATGTGACCATGATCGCGACCGACGCCGCCAGAAGTGCCAGTACCAACACCCATGAGGGCCTCCTATCAAGTGTGAGCCGCAGCGTAGGTGGTGATGACGATGACGCCGTAGTCGACCGAGTTGAAGATGGTCTTCTTCAGGCCGACCAGGGTGCGCATCGCGATGCCGCGCTCGTCGTCGTAGTCGAACGACTCTTCGCGCCAGTTGTAAGTGGTCGGCCCGCCGCCCTTCGAGAAGGCGATGACGGCAGACTGAGCCCCCAGAAACACGGCGCGGCGAGTGTTGGCCACGGCAGACGAGCCGGAGATGCCGGCCGGGATCATGCCGTCCGGAGCCATGCGGAGCACGACACCGTTGTAGAACCCGAGCGAGCCGTCAAAGAGCGGGTTGTTGGCCCGGCTGCCCTGATAGGCCGACTTCGTGATGTCGAGCCACTCGCCCGTGCTCGTGTTCCGACGAAGGTCGGTCACCTGGCGCGGGTCGAGGTAGCAGACATAGACATCCTCGCCGTCCACGCGGACGGGCCGGATCATCGGCGTCGCCAGGAGTGCGGCTTCCTTGGCGTAGTCGATGTACTTCAGCGACATGATCGCCGTCGGGTCGGACCCCACGGCCGAGTCGGTCGACTGCGAGTTCGCTCGCAGGATGCGAGACGAAGCCGCCGCGGTCACCGCGTTCATGCCGGTGTAGATCGTGTTCGACTGCGGAGTGTAGCCGCACACCTGGTTGAAGAACGAGACCGCGAGGCGCTTGGCCGTCCAGTCGACGAGCGCATCCTTGGCCTCGGACATGAGGTCGAACGGAATGCGCTGGTTGTGGATCGACCAATCGCCCTTGACGCGGACGGCATGGCGAAGCTCGTTCACCTGCAGGCTGTCCGCATAGAGGGTGAACGATTCCTCGTTACCCTCGAGGGTCTGGTTCTCGGTCCGGCCATCGCCGGAAAGCTGCATCCGCAGGCTGAAGGTGACCTTGTCGCCGGCGCCCTTGGAAAGCTCGATCTTCTTCTGGATAATGCTGTTCGCGCTGGTCCCGATCAGAGGGGCGATCGGGGTCGCCTTGAGGCTTTCGGCCTCAAGGATACGGGACCAGAGCTTGACAGCATTGGTATCAGACGTGCTGAACGTGTTGATAGCCATTGCATGGGCTCATTGATCACGAGTCGCTCCTTTCGGCCGAGCAGGCGACAGCGGGGCTTTACGCCGCCCCGGATTGGGCTGGTCTTATCGACGACTAACGAAAGCGGCAGCCAAGTCCTGCCGGTGACCTACGCAATGCTTACCGATATCCGAGGGCTCGTTTCAGAGCCTCGTTGCCGTTTTTCGAGTCACGCGCGAGCACGGCTTCGAAATCTCGATCAGGCATGTTCGCAAGGGCCTCCAGAGAAAGCCCCTTGTTGCCGGCGCTGCCTGACGCGCTCGACAGAGACGTGTTGCGGGCCTGCGCCTTGGCGACCGTGTCCAGCTTGTCGGACCTCGGCGCCACGAACTGGCCGTTTTCGTTGCGCGGCTGCTCGCCACCCTTGACGCGCGGGGTGTAGCCAAGAGCCTTCGCCATCTCGTAGGCCGATTGAGCCGGGTTGCGGCCCGCATAGGTCTGCTCGTGGACGAACTGCCAGATTTCCTGCTGCACCCGCTGCTGCGCCGCTTGCGGCGACAGCCCGGCCGCAGCGTACATCTTGACGCGCGCGTCCTTCGCGTACGCGACCGCGTCGACATAGTCCGGGACCTGAGCCGCAAACTGCGCCTCAAGCGACGTGACATGCGTGGCGATCTGCCGGGTCTGTGCGTCCCGGGCCTGCGCTTCCGCGAGGGCTTGGTTCTGCCGCTTGACGGCCTCGATCTGCTGCGCCTGCCACTTCGTGTACGCAAAGATGTCCTGTTCGGGATCCGGCGGGGCCTCAACCTGCGGCGGCGCGACCTGCTGCTGTTCCGGCTGCATGGCCGCCATCAGCATGTTCAGCCGCTCGGTCGCCCGGGCGATGTATTCCTGCTGCTGCGCAGCCTTCGCTTCGGCCTCGCGCGCACGCCGACGCTCGGCATCGAATGCCTTGAACGGGACCTTGCGAGCCTGTTTCCAGTCTTCCGCATCGTCCTGCTGCGCCGGCTCGTCCTGCGCGGCAAGGTCGGCTGCAGCTTCCGCGTCGTGCTCGGCAATGTCGTCGTGCTCGACCGGCTCATCAGCCGACCCGCCTGCCGCCATCGCGGCAAAGGCGTTCATTTCCTCAGCGCTGAGCGCCGCGGAATCATCTTCTCCAGCCATGGTCCACCTTGGATGCGCCGATTACGGTTCGGCAACGACAGCGCCCGTTACGGCCGGGCGGGGGCCGTCTCAGCGGGCAAGGCGCCCGACGATGTAGCAGATGGGCTCCAGAATGGCCCGATAGACGCGACCGCGATTCAGACCGCGCCGGACGCCGGCCCGAGCCTCGCGGCGGATGTCGAAGGTCCGCATGCGCGCGATGTCCTCAAGTGCCGCCATGACGATCCGCTGAGGCGCCGTGGCCCGCTTGCGCGCCCAGGCCAGCAGCGGCCGGAAGATGGCGTGATATCCGCGCTCGTGAGCCCGGGTCATGCCGGCCGAATGCCGAAGCCAGATCGCCTGACGGAACGAGCCGAAGCCATAATCCTCGTTCATAGCCGTGCAGACGATCTTGGACGACGAGGCGCCTCCGGTATCGGCCGCGGACCCGGCTGCCACCGCATTGCCGTTGCTGTCGTAGCCGGCCAGACCGCCGGGCGTCACGCCGTAGCCCATGGAACCATAGCCGTTGTTGGCAAAGCCGCCATAGCCGTTCGGGTCGCTGCCCGGGGCCGGTCCCGAGCCCGCATTGCCGCCGTAGCCAGTGCCGACCGAGGGCCCGAAGCCCATGCCGGGGCGGCCGATAGGGCCAGGAGTCGTTGGGGTCGTTGGGGCCGTTGGCGTCGATGGCACCATTTCGGGATATGACGAATAAAGCCCAGAGAACATTCCCGGCGCAGGCGTGCTGTTATACCCGTACCCGAGTGCCCCGCCATACCCAGGAGCCGATGGCCCATATCCGCCAAATCCAGGGCCGAACCCGCCATACGCAGACGACCCATTGCCACCATACGTGCTCGGCCCATCGACGCCGCCGGGGCTGGAAAAGCCGCCCGCATCGCCGGCCGTCCGCATCATGCCGCTGCCGCCCTGCCGGCCTTTGAGGATCTGCATGATCTGCTGCATGCTCGGCATCGGAGGCATGCCGCTCATTTGGCCCGGAGCGCCGCCCATCTGAGGCGGCTGCGGCATGGTCCCGATCTGAGACACCATGGACGCAGGCATCGGGTCACCACCGCCTGTCTGTGGCGCCGGAGACATGGGCGCGGGCTGCGCAACAGGCTTGCCCATACCGGGGCGCGTCAGGTTCTGCGAATACGGCGTCATGAACGGAGACTTAGCCATTGAGGGGCCCCATTGGTGCGGCGGGTTTCATGGCGTCGATCGCCAATTTCATTTCGTCGTGCTTGGCCTGCATGGCCGCCTTCATGCGCTCGGTCTCGACCTGCGCGGACGCGCGCATCTGCTCGATGACCATTTCATTCTGCAGCTTGACCTTCGCAAGCTCGTGCTCGGCTGCCGCCTTCTCGCGCGCCAACTGGATTTCGTCGGCCGCCTGCTGCTGCTTCATGGCGCGATCGGCCTGCGCTTCCTGCAGCTTCAGTTGCTGCATCTGTTGGGCCTGCGCGACCTTCGGATCCTGCTGTTGCTGCTGGCCCTGCAGGGCTTGCGATGCCGCTTCCTTGATCTTTTGCACCGCGCTCTCCGGCAGCGGCGCATAGTCCAGCATGGCAAGTTGAGCCTGGGGCGGGAGCATCGGCAAAAGCGGCTGCACGAGGGACCACGTCCGGTCCTTCACGTTCGGGCTGGTCGGCGCCTCGTCAACGATGATGTCGTAGTCGCCCAACATCTGGTCCTTCATCAACGCGACGTTCTGTTCCTTCTCTTTGCCCACGACGCGGACAATCCGACCGTCCGGCACGTCGTTCTGCAGGATGTAGAGGATGATTTCGCCGCTGATCTTTCGATACCGGCGCAGGCTGTCGAAGAACGCCGAGATGATCGTCATCCCGGCTTGCTTGCGCTGCATCTCCAGCACGCCCGGCTGCGAGGCGTCGCGAAGCCCGAGCATTTCCTGATTCACGCCCGTGGCATCGCGAATGGCCGTGATGGCGAAGTCCATCATCTGCCAGATGCCGGCCGGAAACTGCGTCTGAGGCTTTGGCTGGATTCGGCCCGCGCTCAGAGCGCCGGTCTTGAGCCAGGTCACCGCGTCCGACCGCGCCCACGAGGCTTCGAACTGCCTCTGATCCTCGGCCGCGCCTGCCTCCATCATCACGCCGCCCTTGGCAGTCGAGTTGATGATGTGCAGGGTCTGCGAGAAAAACTTGTTCGCCCAACGCTGCGGGTCTGCCATCGGACGCACAAGCCCGAACCACGTGCCCGTCGCCTGATCACGAAGGCCGGTAACGCACTGGTAGCTGAAATGCTTCGGGCAGGTCGTCGGCTCCGGACCCTGCAGCAATTCGCGGCCGAGAAACGCCCGATAGCGCACGATGGCCTTCTGCTTCACCGACTGGATCGCATCGCCGGGAATGCCCATGGCTTCCAAGCGCTTCATCGCTTTGCCGAACTCAGCCGGCGACAAGCGCGATTCCTGCCCGGTCATCGGGTCCATGAAGCGCACGATGTCTTCGCGCTCGAACCACTGACACTCGACAATGGTCACTTCGTCGCCGTCGTTCTGCGGCGGCCCATCGTTCTGGTACGCGGGCTTGTGGTTGTTGTGGATGTGGTCGTTGCTCTCACCGAAATAGCTGTCGGCCCACGAGGCGTTCAGCATCGCCGGATCGGCATCCGGGAACATGTCCTGAGCATCGATCCGCGCAATTTTGCGGACACGCCAGATGCGGCGCGCGTCGGTCAGGTTCGGCTTTCGGGCATACCGATCGGCGAGGAACTCCAGAGGGTCGAGCCGGTCGCAGGTCGGCTTGCCGTCCGGGTCGCGCTCGTGATCGAGGCGGTTTTCGAGCCAGCCCATGCCGCAGATTAGCGTGTCGCGGAAAGCGTCTGACTCCTCGTCTTCCGCATCGGCCTCCTCGCGGAACCACTTTGCCGCGCTGGTGACCAGTTCGGACACCGTGACGTCGCCCATCTCGCGCGGGATATAGCGGATTTCCTGCCGGTTGCTGATCTCGTGGCCGGAGACGACGTTGATGGTCGGCTGAATGCGGTTGAACGACACGACCGGGCGAGCCTGATCGAGCAGCACCTTTTTCGATTCGTCGTCCCACTGGTCGCCGCTATAGAGTTTGTAATCCTCGCGGGCCTGCTTGCGCCATTCCGACCAATGCTCAGCGTCCTTGCGGAATTCGCGCTTGAGCCGCAGACACAGGTCCTCGTCTCCCGAAGCGCTCTTGGCCTCGGCGAGCTCCATGTCTTCGATCGGCATGTGTCAGTCGTGCCCCAGGAATGCGGGCAGGCCGCCCGATCCGCCAGAGCCAGAGCCCTGAGCCTTCTTGATGCTTTCGAGAATCGCGGCGATGTTGAACTTGCCGCCGCCGCCGAACTGGCCCCCGCCTCCGCTCGACCCGCCGGACTGGCCCCCATAGGCGTTTCGCCCAAGCAGCGAGGCATTGTTCAGGCCGGCATATGGGTTGGCGTTCTGCCCGAGATAGTTCGACCCGAGGTAGTTCATGACGCTGTTCAGGTCGCCGGACTGCACGCCCGGCATCCCCGACCAGGCGCCCCAAGAGAACGGCGCGGAGGCGTTGGTCTGCGACTGGTAGGTTTGCGCTGCAGCCGGCGACATCGGGCTTGCGGGCTTGCCGGCTGCCAGCGGAGCATATTGCGCGATCAGTTGGGCGAGCGGGCCAGACGGGGTGCGGTTCATGTCGGACAGCAGCGCCGAATAAGTCGTCTGGTTCGCGTCAGCCATTGTCACCACCCATTGCCGCCGGCAGGGGCGGGCTCGACCACAGCCGGCGCCGGATCGGCTGTCGGGGCCTCATAGGGCCGCGTTGCCTCGATCGAGGTCACGATGCAGCGCCGGAGCGCAGCGACCATCTCGGGCGCGCTGTCGAGCACTTCGCAGGCCGTCACGGCCTCGATCCCGCCGGCAGAGAACTTCACGCCGATATAGCGGCCCGAAACATTCGCCGCCTCGATGCTGTCGCAGCCGACATCGGCGCAGAGCGCCGGCAGCATGCCGCGGAATTCCTCGATCACGCTGTCAGCCATGATGCCGCCGGCCTCTCATCCCATCGATACTTGTCCCGCGCGCCCTTCCGGGCTTGCGATCGATCGTCGTACATCGCCGCGAAGTACCGCAGCGCGTCGGCGCCGTGGCTGAACTCATCATGTACCGGGCGCGGCTTGAAAGCGCCGGTCTTCTCGTCGATGTCGGATCGATACATCTGCAGGCACCGCAGCCCGCGGGCGCAGCGCTCCTCGTCAATCCAGACCTTCGGCAGCATGCGCCGAACCGAGTTGATCCCATCGAGCACCGCATGCTGCGGCACAACAACGACATTCCGCAGGCCTAGCGCGTCAAGCGTCGCCAGCCGAGACCGTCCGGTGCCAAGCTCCTGCGCGCTGACATCGTGCGGCAGAAAGTGCGTACCGAACCGGGTCTTGTGCTGTTTCTCCCAATCCCGCAAATGCTCGACGTAGTGATCCAGGCCAACGCCAGACGCCTCATAGTAGTCGATCAGGCGGACCTCGGAGCCGATGCGCTGCACGAACCAGATTGCCGTCTGGTCCCTCATGCCGAGGTCCCACGACGTTTCGACCTCATAGGCCTTGTCGACCGAGACGCGACCGATCCGGCCGTCAGACCTCATATCCTCGATCTGTTCGGCGTAATACGCGCCCTTGACGGCGGCCTCGAACGAGCACTCGTATTCCTGCTTGAACTGCTCGGGGCTCATGGTCAGGCGGGCGTCGGCAAGTTCCTCATCCGAGATGATGCCGGTCTGCGACGCCTTCAGCATCAGAGAGAACCAGTCTGCGTTCGTCTGCGCCGCCTGCCAGAGGTCGTAAAAGCTGTTCGGCCCCTTCGGCGTGCCGATGAATACCGCCCATCCCTGCCTATCGGATAGCGCCGGGCGGATCACTTCAGACCAGGCGCGCGAATCCATGTCGGCCATCTCGTCGAGGATGACCCCGTCGAGGTAGATGCCGCGCATGCGGTCATAGTTGTCGGCGCCGTAGAGCCGCACCCGCGCCCCGTTGGGCAGATCGACCCTCAGTTCACTCTCGTTCGCCTCAGCGCCAGGGATTGGCGCTGTGAACTGCTTGAGGTAGCTCCAGGCAACGTCTTTGGCCTGCGCGTAGTAGGGCGCCACGTAGGCAAACCGCCCTTGCGGTCTCTTGCAGCGCAAAGCCTCGCGAATCAGGTCGTTGATGCAGGCGACTGTCTTCCCAGCCCGGCGATGCGCGACGATGATCGACCAGCGCTTGCCTCTGGAGTGAAACGGCTTGAACACATCCCGCGGCTGATACGGGATAGTGATCAGCATCAGTCGATCCACTTGAACTCGTGTTTGATGGCGTCGCCATCCTGGCCCGAATGTTGCACGCTAGCCAAATCGGGCAACGCCTTGCCAAGCAAGATTTTTGCGGCGCTGACTTGGGACGCGTCAAGGGTGATCTCACCCATCACGCACGCATGCAGCCGGTTGATGATTTGCGCGGCTTGGATTTTCGATCGGGTCTGATCGTCATGCCGGATTTTGACTATTCTGCCGGCCATCACATTCCCCTGAATTGGGCCCCAGCCGCGTGCGGCGGAAGCTTGAGCGTTCGCTTATCGGCCACCCACGGCCGATCAAGCGGGGCTTGCCAGCCTCCAAGTCGGAGACATCCGGGGCAGAGCCCCAACCGG